CGTAGCGAGTACGCCTTCCATTGTCTGATGACCAGTAAATGTATTACCAGCATCAGTTCTGGCAAGGGTCGCTGTAGTAGTCGGGAAAGTATAAGTCTGAGCGCCAGTTCCAGAAAAGGTGTATCCAGCATAGGCAGGAACAGCCCCTATGCCGCCTGAAAGCAATGGTTGACCAGCTGCAACATCAACTAAACTGGTCCATGCCGTTCCCGAAGAGGCCATAAGAATGTCACCTGCGGCCTGAGAAGCTATAACCATTGCCGCTGGACTTCCAACTGTGAGCATGAGAGTCCCCGCAGTCGAAGGGAGAATTACAGTTATGTCTCCAGCGATATTGGGAGCGTCCAAAGTCACATAGTTTGAATCGCCATCGTAGATTCTGGGATTGGCGGATAGGGTAAGCACGCCAGTAATTGTGGTGGCGGGAGTAATAACTGCCCCGCTCGATCCACTTGCCCCAATCTGAATGATATCCGAAGCATCCACCCCTATGATGGAGATGTCGGTTCCTGTCACAGCTTTCTCGGATTCAATGTAGGTTGCATTGGAAAGCCGGATAGCACCAGCATCGGCTGGGTCTGTGCCAAGAGCAATAAAACCAGTCCCGATGGCAAAATTCCCAGTTGTAATATCAATGTTACCAGCGGTCACCAGAATGTCACCGTTGGTGAGAGTAAGGGCATCCGTGCCCGATGCATTACCGGCAATGACTGTGGCCCCGTATCTCTTGATCGTGAAATCAGATGCTGCTCCATCGAAGCAATTAAGGTAACTGCCTGTAAACCCAGCCCCATCTGTCACGGCGAGATAAATAGCATCACCCGTCAATATCCCCGCACCAGCGTTGGTATAAGATATACCTTTCCCAGAAGTCTGAGTGCTGGCGACAATGGAAATAGTTGACGCTGTGCTGGCGCCATCTGTAATCTTAATAACATTGCCGGATGTCCTCGTCCCAGTGGCGCTTATATCGAGTATCTCCGTCGTGGTTAAAGTGTTATTGATAAGCTTCACCAAGTCGGCGTCGGCTGTATCGGTTACACTAAGTTGCCCGCCCACCAGGGTCAAATCCACCGTGGAGGGAAGGTTAACCAATGTAGCCTTTCCACCGCCACCAAGTGTGATGGTTCCTGTGCCACTGACCGTTCCTATCGAGACGCCGCCATTTCCTGTGCCGTCCAGAGTCAACGTAGTATTAACCGATTTGGCCGCTATTGCGTCCTGGAGTATTGTGGCCCCTGAAATGGCGCCACTTGCAGTAACGCTGGCGCAAGTGATAGCACCGGCCTCTGTGACGCTGAAATTCGTGCCAAGAATGGAATTAGCGCCAAGAGAGAGAGCGGCCACGATGTCGGGATCCGACAAGTCGATGGCAACAGCAAGAGCAGCATCAGCAGGAATAGCGATTGCTCCAGCCGCTGAGAGTGTAAAATTATTAGCCACAACGATAAGATCCTCACCAGCCGCATCTCCACCGGCAACATTTAAGGTCAGTGCCGTGCTTGCCCCCGTGGTGATCGCCCCCACACCAACGAAATCAAGGCTGTTGGCGTCAAGCACTGTGCTCGATACGGTGATCTGAGTTCCAGTTATGGCTCCAAATGATGCGCTGCCGTCGTACCCAATGCTCCACTTTAGATCACCGCCAGCATTATCGTACCCCCTTAGGAAGTACCCATTTGTATCCCCGTCATCTGTGTACTTAAAGTCAATAAAGGATACGTCTGCGCCTAAATCAGCAGTGGTGTTGGTAAATGTGAGAACGCTGCCAGCGGCATTCAGAGTTGACGAGATAGTCTGTTTGAACCCAGCAAAAGCAAGGGTTTTCTCCGCATCGGGGATACCGATGTCATCCCATGCAGTCGATGAGCCTCCAGCAGCCGCCCAGCTCAGCACTCCGGAGGCGTTGGTAGTGAGCTGTTGCCCCGCTGTCCCGTCTGCAGCAGGCCAGGTGTAAGTAATCCCCCTGATGCTTAGGCCGGTGAAGTACCCTCTGGCATAGTAATGGGTAGCGTCACCAACGCTTCCAAAATTGTTTGACCTCGGCTTCATCACGTCCTGTCCAAATGCAAATGAAGCCGTCAACAGTATTACTAAGACAATTCCAAGCCACTTCCACTTCTTCATTCCTCTACCTCCTTTTGTTTAATTGTTGGCATTGAGCACAGTGCTCTGATTGCATCCTGCAATCTATCCTCCGAGAATACTCCGCACTTCGCCAATATCATAACCCCCACGTTGTGTTCCGACACTTGAACTTTGTTGTCGGGATCGAGGGTACACCCGAAATGGCATACTTGGAGAATGTCTGCCAGCACGTCTAATCCCATTGGAGAGAGGAATATAGCTCTGTATTTATTCCTTACATTCTCCTCAGGTTTATTATGAAGGTCAAGACTCATTCACCAGCACCCCCAGCCAAACCCGCAAGAGGACTTCCAGGCTCCACCGCCTTGCCCGCCCCAGGCAATGCCTTCGCCACCTTTGTTGCCATCTCCACCTGCTCCATCAACTGCTGTCTCTTACTCCTCATCATTCTAATATCTCTCACTCTCTCATCCGGCAGGATACATTTGGATGGGAATCCCGCCGATTCCAATCCTACTCTCATCGTCTCGTCTCCGTCCACTATATCAACGGACTCAGGAAACGTTGTTCCTATCATCGCTGCCACTTCTATTCCAGCCCTTATCTCACGAGACTTAGAAAGTCTGCGTTGGGCCTGGGCAAGAGGGCCGAGGTAATCAATTTCTATATGACCGTGACTGTACTGCATTAGGATTGCGGGCGGATCTGGCATTCTCCCCGCCCTTCTCTCTGTCTCGAAAGTTCTGTCTATAGTGGGGTCGAAACCTTCACTTCCAAGTCTCCCTACTCTGGTTCCAAGAACTGCCGCCTGCTCCCCCTGCATCCCCAATACCTGGGTTGCGGTGAGGTCCACTTTATTGAATGCTGCCTGGTATAACATCAAGAAGAAATTGACATGGAAATGTTCCTTAATAGACTTATCGATGCGCTCCTGTTGGTCAATGCCGAACGGCAGCTGGATTCCAGTTGCCATCGGCTTTGGCATTTGCTTCTCCATTGAACTCACCCATGTCCACCCACCAGGAACGTTCTGAACCATACCCCTTAGGTCCGCTGGCCCTACCATAGGAGGATTCACCATTTTGTGACCCGCATCCAAGTTATCCTTTCCCATCTGCTGCGAAGCTATAACCGACACAATGGCGTCCCAGGCAGGCCCCCTCCCGTACCACTCATCGGAGTTCTTCCTCCACCTCCACGTTACCGACGGCATCTCCTCATATCCGCTCTCCTCGATCAATGCCAGCGGTGATCTCTGTATCCATAGAGAAGCAATGGGTTTATTTCTCCCATCCATCCTGTCAGAGTCATACTCTCTTCGTGGGTAGACGGCATGAATAATTTCCTTGTCGGAATGCGGATTAGCGTTGTACGAATTCTCAAATCCTGGGTCTATCTTCTTCATCACGCCAAGCCCGAATTTATCAGCTATCTGGCGCAGCGTCAACTTGTACACTCTGTAATTTGTGTCCACCATCCCGTACTGGTCTTCGGCGATGTAGCACTCACGGAAGTGCGGAACGGTAAATATAATGCGCCCCTTACCTATATCTTCTTCAAGAAGAAAGTGCGCAGTACCGGCGGTGGCTCCATCACTAACAAACTCCGTGACGACATCATAAAAATTAGAGCGGAGGAATGCTTGATACATTACATCCTCACAATCCGCAAGCCACTCCTTAACTTCGGGGTATTCATCCATGCGCTTTCCTGACCACGCCCGCATGTTGGAAGTGCGGGGAAAATTCAATTTGCCAGGAAGTGTGAATCCGAACCAGCGAAGCGACCGACTGCACATATACCCAACCATACCGTCAACGAGGAGATTCTTGGCTCCAAGAGCGGTGTCGTCGAAGACTTCCATCCCCGTCTTCTTTCCTCTGGTAGCGGCGGTATCTGTTATCTTACGTCTGCCGTGATTGATATAGGTGATGATGGTGTCAATATCGGCTTCGAAAGGCCGCCTTATCTCGGCCAACGCCACCAACGTCTTCTCACAATCTCTTGCCTTCTGCTCGTCAGTCCTCACATCCATACTACCCACCCAATTGTTTCTTATACACCATCCCTGGCTCTTCCTCCTTCTTCTTCGCTGCTTGCTCTCCTTCAATATCACCAGCTACAAGTCCTGTCACATTGGACGAAGCTCGAAATCCACCGCCAAGGGGCAGCATCTCCGTCGTCGCTGGCTTCTCTCTCCACTTTTTCAATTCGGGAGTCGATTCTATCTCCC